AGATGAAGTCTTGGAGCCTGGGTGGAGACAAGAGATTGAGCGTGTCTGGCGTGATGAAACCACCAGAATGCGTTACAAGTTTGATTGGGGAAGTGGCATTTCTTTTTATGCTGAAAAGATCCACAGCCGCCACGGATATCACTGGCACCACCCTTGCCATGAAAGTCTCAGGCCTGACCCCAGGCTGACTGAAATCTGGTCGCATTCAGACATGTTGCTGGTGACACACCACCCTGACCCAACAAAGTCTAGATCACAGTACCTTGACCTACTTAAAGTAGCTGTCAAAGAGGACAAAGACTGCCCCAGGAACGCCTTTTACTATGCCAGGGAACTGACGTACTACGGGCACCACAAAGAGGGCATAGAGGCTTTAAACAGGTATCTAGCACTGCCAGACGCTGTTTGGACAACAGAACGTTGTTATGCCATGCGGTTGTTGGGCAAGTGCTATGAAGAACTTGGGGATGAACGGGCTGTAAAGTGGTACAGGATGGCTGTGGCTGAGTGCCCAGAAACCCGTGAACCTTGGATGGATCTGGCTATGTACGCCTACAGGAAGTCGTTGTGGGCAGAGTGCTATGGTGCGGCTATTTCAGCTTTAAACATCACTGACAAGCAGATCAACTACACAATGGACCCTATGGTGTGGACTGAGCGTCCGTATGACTTAGCGTCTATTGCGGCTTATCGCTTGGGATTTAAAGATCAAGCTATTGAATTTTGTAAGAAAGCTTTAGAATTTGCCCCAACAGACAATCGTCTTTTGAGTAATCTGGAGTTAATGAATGAGTGACTATCAAAGACTAAGAACGCCGTTCACTAACATGAGTTTTACTCCAGATGTGCCCAGCAATGCTTTGGGTCCAAATGAATACAACTCAGGGTTGAATGTCGAGGCTGATGTCCGTGGGGTAAAGAAGATCTACGGCGAACAAGAGATTCTGTCTGCCATTCCTGGCAACCCTATCTTTATGGATGGTGGTTTTCGCAGTGAAACAAGCTTTGTCTATGTTGTCGCTACTGTAGAGGGTAAGTGGTACATGCTGACCGCTGGTGGTATCACCAATATCACTCCCGGCGTTGGAGCCAACCCTAACGTGGCATTAAGTGGTTATAACAATGACTTAAACATCACTACTTCTTGGGTGGGCAGTGTGTTTTTTGTTAACGACACTTTGCGGCCTCCAATGTATTTTCTGCCAACAGCGACAGAAATCTACATTTACGACAGCCCTCCCGACAACTATGTCTGGAACTATGACATTGGTGTATCTGCAACCAGGGCAGGCTTTGTGCGTAACTTCTGTTCCCCTAACGTGGGCAACATCCTGACTGCAGGCAATATCACCAAAGACTTTACGGCTGGATCTACTGTTAACTATCCCACCACTGTTCGCTGGTCACAGGCATTTGCAAATACTGGTGTTCCAGCATCTTGGGAACCAACTTTAAATAACGTAGCCAACGAACAAGAGATTCCCGTGCGTGGACCAATCATTGACGGGTTCTTTTTTGGCGGTAACTTCTACGTTTGTTCCTACTGGGACACTGTTGTTTTTTCTCCAATTGCCTATCAAAACAGCACTGCCCCTATTTTTGGCATCCGTCTGTATAACCAAGGTCGTGGGTTGATCAACAACAACTGTTGGACCAATACCGATACCAACGTCTATGGGGTGGACAGCAGGGATATTTGGGTGTTTAACGGGTCTGATTTTTCTCCATTGGGTAACCAAAAGGTTCGGGATTACTTCTACTCAAACCTTAGTCCTACATATGCTGAGCGTCTTTTCATGGTCAACAACACTCAAAAGAACCAGATTGAGATCTACTATCCTGATCTGACCTCGACTGGGTGGTGCAATCGTATGCTTTCATACCGATATGACTTGCAGGTTTGGAATGCTCCCAAGCAGATCAATGGTGCCTGCAATGCTTGTGAAGCGCCAATCTTTACTTCTGGGGCTTTTAAGCTGACCTCTAGGTGCGTTACATACGCCCGTGGAGGGGTGGCAAGCCAAAAGTTGATACAGACAGGCCAAGGCAACTCTTTCATCAACTCAGCGCCCATTCCTACGCTGTTTGAGCGCACCAACATGACTTTGTCTACCGACACTGGTCCTGTTCCGTACAGTTCTAGGGTCTATGTCCACAGACTGTTGCCTGAGATTGCAGGTACTGGGACGGTCAATATCACTGTTGGCGGGGCTAACTCCACTGCTCAAACCCCTGTTTATGGGGCTACTGGGGTTACAAACATTTCTACGGATACTCCCTGGGTGACAACTCAGCAAAACAATGTGCGGACTGTTTCTATAAAAGTAGAATCAAACGATGCTACAAACGCCTGGAATCTGACCGCCATGAACTTCCAAGCGACTGTCACTGAGGATGCTTTCTAATGCCCTTTTTGCTTGACGGTAACCCAACAACATCAGAAATCTCTGATGCGCTTAACTATGTGTTGAGTAACTTCAACACAAGTTATACCGCTGACCCTAATACAGGTCAAATAACGGGGCCTACAGGTGACGTACAGGGATATTTATACCAATACATGGCTATCAAATATGCCGATAGCTTTGATGGTTCTGTTAACTTTAGCAATTCGCCTACAAACAGGCAGTACTTTGGCATTCGCAATAATGCTGATGCGGCTGAATCCAGTAATCCAGTGGATTACATTTGGACTCAAGCAACGGGCGGTTTTGGGGTTACCAAATTTCTTTGGTTCATATGTACTGGTGGTCGGCAGATTCAATTTGCAGTTGCCACTGCGGCTCCAGATGCTGGTTGGCTAGTAGACCCAGGGGCATCCATCGACCTTGATGTGGTGACATCTGGGAATATCCCGGTGATTGCGGAAACATTCTTTTCGTACTTTACGCCAGCCACAATGCAAGTGCCAAGGACTGGTAACCCTCTTTCTCCAGTGTTTACCAACGTCAACCCAGTCATGTTTTCTACTGATGGCGGCGTTGTTATTGCATTTACTGACGCACAAACAGACAGTAATGTGGGGTTTGTCAATAACTCTTGGCGTATTGGTAACTCATCTACTACTGGTAATGCAGATATCTCCTACACCAATGTAACCATTGGCAATCCAACTGATGGTGGGGATTATGCTTTGTGGCCTGTACCGACAGCAATGTCTGCCAGCCCTGCATATATCAACGTCCCAGTTAGATATAAAAACAGTTTGGGTGTTGTTACTCAAGCATCTGTAGCTAGGCTTCAGCTTGTATTTGCAGATCCTGGCGCTGATGGTCTTGCTGGATCATCAATTGATATATCTGGATATACCAGCTTTGCTCAAAATCCTGGTGGGGCATTTACTCCAACTACAGCTACTTTGTCAGCCATATTGGTAAATGTGACCTCTCCAACATATGCTTGGGTAATATCTGGAGCCACTCCTACCTCTGCATCCACAGCATCTGTAGTGGTTACGCCAACATCGTCATCTCTTGGGGTAACAGTAACGCTGACCGTTAATGGATCTAACTTGTTAAGTCCGATTAGCAAAACAGTTACTTTGCCCGTTGTTTACGATGGTGTCCCAGGTGTTGCCGGGGCTAACGGAGTAATGTCGGCATTTCCGTCTATCTATCTGTGGACAGGTTCTTCAGTGCCTCCCACAAGGCCCTCAACGACCTCTACATACACTTGGAGTACTGGTGCCTATACAGCGCCTACTTTGTGGTCTACACAGCCTCCTACCAATACTACGGCTGGCAACTATCTTTGGGAGATCACAATCCCCTTGAATGTGACCGCCACAACCACTACGTCCACCCTTGATTGGACCGATGTCACCTACGCCATCCGTGCTATTGCTTATAACGGGGCCAATGGTGTTAACGGGACCAATGGGACTAACGGGGCTAATGGTGCGCCTGGAGCGGCTACTTTTGTTATTACAAGGTCAGCAAATGATTCAAGTGCGCCAACAAATGCTGAAGTCAGTGCTTTGTTGGGCAGGAATCCTATTGCTGGCGACATTTGTACTGTTAGCTATAACGCTGGTAATAATGCTGTTGTTTATCGCTTTGTAACTACTTGGACATTATTCCAAACCTATATTACTGGTAGTTTGATTGTTCAAAATACCATTACATCAGACAAGTTAAGCGTTAGTCAGTTGTCGGCTATATCAGCTAACTTAGGCACTGTTACTGCTGGTGACCTTTCTATTGGTACTAATCCTGCATTATCTGGCATTACCATGACTGGTACTGGAAGTCATTTGTATTCCAATGGTAATTTTGCATTTGGTAATTCATCTACCAACATGGTGTTTAATGGAAGCAATGTATTTTTAAATGGTTTTGTTGATGCATCAACATCAACTTTTAGTGGTTATTATAATTTGTTAGATAATTATGTATATCCTACTCATACATTTAATATAGTTAAAACATCCCAAGTAATATATGGAGTAAATTTTGGAATACAATTTTCTACAACTAATGTTGCGGTGCAATCTGCTAGAGTAACAATTGTTTTTAATATTTACCCAATATTAAATGCGACTAGCATGGTACCTGGATTTTATTACTATATAACAACAATAGGCACAACAAATTTTGTTTCTTTAGGTGCCCCAAGTAATACAGTTGGAATTGGTTTTACCAAAAATTCTGTAACTCCTACTGGATCGGGTACAGTTGCTCAAGACAACGCTGGATTAGACCAATTTTTTACTGGCAATAGTTATGGAGTAAATTTGCAAGGCGCAAATAGAAGTTTTGCGTTTTATTCAAGTTATACAGGCGTATTAAATTTGCCAACAAATGCCAATGGGTATGTATTAACTTTAACAAACACAAGCACTCAATATTGGAACGCCAGTGGCACACAAATATTCCCAATACAAAATGACGTACAAGCCTTTTATGTAAAAGGCTGGAACTACACGCCAAAGATTTAACAAGGAAACATTATGGGTGGATTTTCATCACAAGTACAGCAACCACAGGCAAGCCAGCCTACATCTGGCAAGGGTGGTCCTATACAAAGTATCCTTCCAAAGCCTAATCAGGATGTCGCACAACCTATGCCTGTAGCACAACCTGCTGTCATGCCTGAAGTTGGCGGGGGTAAGGGCCAAAGTAATTATGAGCAACCTGCCCAATATTCACCCCCTGACGGCACTATGGGCGGTAAAGGCACATCTACCAATTCAGCCACTTCTGGACAACCCAGGATGGGCCAGCCAAATAACTATGCAAACACTATTCCCCAGTGGGATAATGCATCACAGCAATTGACACAACCCGCTAAACGTAGCGGCAAAGGGAAAGGCGGCTAATCATGGGTGGCGGCAAATCATCAGGTTCTAGTAACCAAGTTACAACACCAACTCTTACCCCAGAGCAAAATGAACTTTTAAAAGCTCAAACAGGTTTTCTTACAAAAACAGCATTCCCAGCTTATCAACAAACTATTAGCGGGGCTCAAACCGCTTTCAATCAGACTTCTCCTGCCGCTACTACTGCCGCTCAAACGGCAATGGATGTTGCTGGTCGATCAGGTGCTTTGCAAGAACGTACTGGTGCTGGTGCCCTTACAAGCGGCATTAGAGGCCTTCAATCCTTGTTTGACCCCCAGTATGAGCAACAACAAGTTAACTCTGCGTTGTTGTCTGGCATTGAATCTGGGCGTGAACTGGTAAACCAACAAGTTGCTGGGTACGGTGGTGCTGGCGGTTTAGGTTCTATGAGAAGCGCTTTAGCCAACAAGAACCTTGCTAGTTTGCAAGAGCAACGCCAAGGTAATGTTGCCGCTACTACCCGTGCTGGTGTGCAGGCAAACAAAGCCGCCGCCGCTAAAGAATTGGCTAGTTTTGGTGGTCAGAACCTTACTGGCGCACAACAGTCTGCCGCATCAAGGATTGGGTTTGCTGGAACACCTCAAGATGTGTATTCCAAATATGCATCCGTGATCTTTGGTACACCTCAACAATCTACGACACCTAACTTTGCTGGCACACAGGGTGGTACTCAAGCTGGCGGTGGGTCTAGCAAAGGCTTTAAGATCGGTTAAGGAGCAGATATGGCTGACAAATACATGCCAGGATTGCAGTTCCAAGATTGGAACAGTATGTCTACTGGCGGCGGTGGTGGTCTGGGCAGTCTTGCCGCTTTGTTTTTGGCTGACCAAATGGGTCTTGTTGATTTAAGTAACAAGTCTCAACAAGCAGACATTCAAAGTCATGGCATTTTGGGTGGGTTGCTTAAAAACAAAATGATGGGACAGCCCCCGGCAGGATCTGCGCCTGCGCCTACATCAAAGCCTGTTGGTCCTGTTTCATTAATGGGCAATGACCAACTACAACAAGCAATGAGCATGGATCAGGCTCCTGCTGGACCTGTAGCACCGACTGCGCCTCAAGCGCCTATGGCTGGTATGCCAAGCATTAATAACTTTGCTTCTTATGCGCCAGATGCTTCTCAATATGGTTCTTATGATCCAGAAGATATAGAGTCATCTCTTTCAAATTTTGCAAAACTGCTTACATTAGGAGCGGCTTAAATGGCTTTTAATGAACAACAAGTTAGAAATGACCCTGTCAATGTAGGGATTGCTGGCCTAGAAAGCGGCGGGGATTACTCTGCCAAGAACCCAGAAAGCACTGCCACAGGCAAATATCAATTTATTGAGCCTACGTTTCTAGGTGTTCAAAAGAACAACCCTGATCTGCCTAAAGTTAACTTTGAGCAGTTTAAAAAAGATCCTGCTGTACAAGAGCAATACCAAGCGGCGTTGCGTCAAGAAAACCAGTCAGCACTTAAAAAACGTGGTCTTGATGTAAGCCCATCCAATGAGTACATATTTCATTGGGCAGGCGCACCCAAAGGTACCGCTCTTTTAAAAGCTCCTGATGATTCGACATTAGGTGATTTTTTTAGCGCCAATGTTTTAAAGAAAAATCGTCTTACTGCTGATATGTCTGTTGGAGAATTTAAGCAGTCTATTAGCGACAAGATGGTCAAGGCTATGGGTACTACAGCAACCGCTGGTGGATCCAACTCTGTAAAAGCTGAACAAGCACGGTTGGCTGAGTTGGCTGTTAAGGCACGGGCTGAAGGTAACTCTAGCGCATCTCCATCCAGTGCATTTCCTGTTACACCTCAAGTGGCTAAAGAAGTCTCTGGTGATGGTTCTTCTGGCAGTGGGATTAGAGCCGCACCACTACCTTTGACTCTTGAGCAAAACACTCAACTCAAAGAACTAGACAAAATCAGCGCAAAAGTTGCTACGCTTGATCAAGGTACGCCTGAGTACAACATGGCTGTTGCTGACGGCCTAAAGAAAAACTACGGCCCCAACTGGGGAATGGCTCTTGCGTCTGCACTTTTTGGTGATAAGCAAGGTGCCTTGATGTGGGTGACTGGTGGTAAAAACTCTGCCCCTCAAATTGCTGAAGCTATTGTTGACGGCACAAATCGTCAAGTGTGGATTAACAAAAACGAACGTGGGGACACTTGGTTTACAGACCCAAGAACGGGCGCACGTTTGCCTGACAGCATTGCAATAACTGCAACAACGCCTGAAGGTGCAATTGGTACTGCACAAGCACGGGCTGGTGCGCTTGTTTCCCCACAGGGTATTTCTAAAAAGTTCAGTGGTCCAGAAGCCGCCGCACATGCAAATACTGGTGCTGTTGTTCAAGAAAGAGCCCAACAACTTGGTAGAGAAAACTCATTGATTTCTGACATCAGTTCACAAACCAAAAAGTTTTCTAATGCTTTGAGTAATGCTTTAAGAAGCCCTAATGCTGAAGCTTTTACTAGAGCAATCACTTCTATTAAAGGCGGCTTGGTTGACGAAGCCAAGTTAAAAGAAGCGGCAACATTGGCTGGTATTGACCCTGCTGATCGTGGAGAGTTTCAACAGTTTCTCAGAAACATTGCAACCATCAACAAGAACGACATTGGCCTTGAAGGCAAACATGGCCCTGGCGCAGGTGCACATGGCGTGTTGGACATTGAAGGTGGTGCACAGGGCATACAGCAATACCTTGCTAAACGAAGTGGTAGTTATGCCGCACAAGATGCCTGGAATAACTATTATGAGCAATACAAAGGCGAAAAACCTGTGCAACAGATTGCCAATGAATTTATGCAATCTGATACTTATGCTGGCATCAAAAACTATGAAAAATTATTAGCCGCCAAGATGGCAGGCAAAAAACCAAACATTCCAGATGGCGCACCTATTGTTAATTACAAAGGTGGAAAGCTAGTGCCTGGGGTGTACGACAGTAAAACTGGAAAGGCAAAATAACATGTCGCTTGATCTTGATGATTTTGATGCGCCAGTAGTAGAAGTACAAGTTGCCAAACCTGATGGTCCTGTTGCGCCCTCTGCCGCCGCTTCTACTTCTGCCGCACCTGCTGTAGCAGTTGCACCGCCGTCACCTTCCAGTACATTTTCTCAAGCAGTTGCTATTGCCAAAACAGAATCTAAAAAAGCAGTATCTCAATTTGGGAAAGAATATGGCGCTGACATAAAGGGTGCTTTAAACCCAATTTACTATAACGAACAAGGTCCACAAGATTACACAAACATTGATTGGGCACTGACTCTTCCACATGCCGCTGTTGAAGCTGGTGTTGGATATGGTTTAGCCAAGCGTGGTGCCAGAATGATGTCTGGGCAATCAAGCGCTGAAAAAGAAGCATCTAGGCAATATGCTGAACAAAACAAATTGGCTAGAGAAAAGTTTGAGTATCAGAAATTACAAGATGCTAGACAGTTAAAGCTTGCTCAAGCCGCTCAAACAGCACAGCAAGCACCTGTGCCTGTCAAGCCTACACCTATCCTAAAGATGGGGCCTATGAGCCTTGCAACTGCTGTTGGTGGCGCTCCTGGTGGCGCTCCTGGCGCACCATTCACCGCTCCTCCTCCCGCTCAGTCTGCACCTCCAGTGGGTCAGGCTCCTGCGGCTGTAGCGCCCACTGCGGCACCAGATCTGCCCCCAACTTTGGCACCCACAGAACCTACCAGTCCTTTTTCACCCCCGGCACGTGTTGCTGATGTGCCAGCAACAACTGTTGATGTTGCAAGAGAGATTGGACCTGCTGTTGACACGCCTGACAAAGTAGCGGCTATTGGTCAACAAACAACTACTCCTGTTGCAGAGGAATTTAATCGGTACATGAATATTGGAGCAACCCCTGCCGCAGGTGTGGCACCTACTGAAGAGCCGCCCAAGCCTGCCGCCGAAACCAAAAAGACTGGTGGTAGACCAACCAAGCAAGCTGTTGCGGCTGAGATGAAAGGTAAGGTATTTAAAGAAGGTTTTGGTGGTGCTGACAACTACCTTGAAAAACAAATGGGTCCTGACATCCGTAGGTTTATGAAGGATGAATTTAACCAGGGCAAACCTTATGGTGGTGGTCAAGCCGCTATGGACAAAGCTTATGCTGACATCAAAAAGTATGACACATGGCTAAAAGAAAACATCCCTGTTCAGACCTTGAATCGGGAAGAGCGCAAGGCTATGGGTGTTCCACCGCCTAAAGACTATCCTGTGCTTGGCAAAGCAATGAAGGTTGGCGGTGCCGCTGGCCTTCTTATGACTGCTGGTCAAGCCGCCAATGCTAGAGAGGCTATGGGTAATGTTGCAGAGGCGTTATTGCCCCTAGGTATGACCCCATCTGAGCTTGCCCCAGGTACACTGACTAAGAAGCAATTGGATGCCTACAAAGAGGCTCAAAAGCTTGGCAGTCCTTATCGCTCAGTACCACCGAGGTAATCATGGAAGTCCAACAACTATTCAATGCTATCGTCAGCGTGGCTGGGTTCCTTGCTGTCTATGTGATCAACACATTGACTAGACAGATTACCAAGCTTGAAGACAAGATTAATGACATGCCTCACGCATATGTCACAAAGGATGACTATCGTACTGACATAGCAGAGATCAAAGACATTCTCAAACAGATTTTCAACAAGCTAGACAACAAACAAGACAAGTCCTGATGTGGACCCCTTAACGGCATTTGCGCTGTGCAAAGGTGCTTATGAGGGCATAAAAGGTTGTGTGGCTGTCTATCAAGACTTAAAAAAAACAGGCCATGATTTGTCAAATATCACCACTGAAGTTGGTGGTTCACTGTCAAAGTTTTTCAAAGGCCATGCCGAGCTTGAAGCCAGCCACGAGAAAGCAGAAGTTCAGCGAGAAGACAATCAGAAGAAGGGAATCAAAGACGATCTTGCCACACAAGCCATAGACAATGTAATGTATCTCAGGCAAACCAAGCAGTTTTACGCTGACTTAGAGAAAATGGTGCGCTGGGAGATGGGGATGCCTGATCTCTGGCGTGAAATCGTTGAAGAGTATCAAAAGCTGTTAGACCAGAAATCAGAGCAGGCGGCTATGGAACTGCATCAAAAGCGGGTGAAAGCATGGCGGCGACAAAGATTAAAAAATCAAATTCTGAACAGGGTGCTGGAAACGGTGGCGGTGGTTTTCGTAATAGGATACCTGATATGCCTAATGTGGATGATAAATCTGAATCATCGGGGTCTTTTGGATACCTTTTTGTTCTAGTCCTGTTTGCACTTGTTTTTGTGTTGATGTTGCCCCTTGTTGGGATGATGTACGTAGATACGATGGTGGTGCGGCGTGAGGCAAAAGCACAAATGGAGAAAGTAGAAAAACTGCGTAAGCAAGTTGAAGAAGATGCCACAAGAGAACCCAAACCAAAATGACACTTTAAGCAAGGTGCTGGCCTATGTGGACAGCCCATTTAAATTGATAGCCATTTTGATCATGGGAGTTGTAGCTTTCTCAGGATACTTTGTTTGGCAAAATCAGGATTTATTGGTGGGGGCATACCGGGAAAACCAAAAAATGCCATCTATTGCAGAAGACAGAATTGAGGATGCGGCCTCTCACTTGTTCAAACACACCGGGGCGGTGGTGGTGGCGGTGTTTAAGGTCAACCCCATGTTTGGCACACGGGTGCTACACAGAGCGTACACACGGGAAGGCCGGGACAAAATAAATGATGGATTGGATGTTGGTTTGTTTACATCCAATTCATCCAACAACAGGGATGTGGTGGCGTTAATGGCAGGGGAAATAACCTGTGGGTCTTATACCCAAGCGCAGAGCGAGATTGGCCTTTGGTACATTGAGAAGGGTATGAACTTTGGGTGTAGAGTGGGTGTACCGCCTGACCCAAGTAGGTTCATTGGACAGATCACCGTTGGATGGGCTGAACAGCCTGAAGACATGGAAAAGATTCACAACCTGTTGCTCATAGCGGCAACCATGCTTACAAGGAGCAAACAGTAATGCTGACACTATTCTCAACCCTAATCTCTTTCTTAATGGGCGGCTTGCCAAAGCTGTTGGAGTTTTTCCAAGACCGCAGTGACAAAAAACATGAGATGGCCCTGGCCCAACTTCAGATCCAGCGGGAATTGGAGATGCGGAAACTGGGCTTTGAAGCACAAGAGCGGGTCGAGCATATTAAGTCTGAGCAACTAGAAATTGAAACCAAGTCGCAAGACAGGCAAGCCTTGATTGGCGCACAGCAAGCTGAGATGCAGGCCATATATGCCCATGACACCAGCTTAAATGAGGGCACAAGCACCTGGATGAGGAATCTGAGGGCATCTGTACGCCCGGTCATCACCTACGGCTTCTTCATGCTTTTGGTGGGCATTGATTGTGCACTGATCTGGCACGGTTTCAACAACAGTGTAAGCTTTCAAGAGATGGCTGAACAACTGTGGGACAACGACACCCAGGCTCTGTTTGCCTCAATCATTGCCTTCCATTTTGGCGGCAGGGCGTTTGGAAAATGAACGTCAGCCCAAAAGCTGTAGAGATGATCAAGCACCATGAAGGTGTGCGGTTTAAGCCATATCGGTGCCCAGCACAACTTTGGACAATAGGAGTCGGACATGTTCTTTACCCAGATCAAGGCAAGTTACCAATGGATCAAAGAGGCGCTTACCAATTGCGTCCAGAAGATAACCGCACGTTTACAAAGGACGAAGTAGATGGAATTCTTAGAGCCGATCTTGCAAGGTTTGAACGTGGAGTGGTCCAGTTTCTTCCAGTCATACTTACCCAAGGTGAATATGATGCTTGCGTCAGCTTTAGCTTCAATGTTGGTTTGGGAACACTACAAAGATCAACCTTCCGTCAAAAGGTTATACGTGGAGATAAGGCGGGTGCTGGCGAAGAACTCTTAAAGTACTGCATGGCAGGGGGGAAGATACTTAAAGGCCTGCAAAACCGCCGTATCGATGAAAGGGCCCTTTTCCTCAGTGTATAGGGTCGCCTAAGATTCTCTTTATGTGGGCATCGCTACATGCCTGAAAGA